TCAAATTTCTTTTTTGCGAATTTGGATCTTTTTGCATGGAACACCGCTTCAAGGAGCCAAACTTTTTAGGCATTCTATATGTGATACTTTCATAATCTGCCTGTGTTACTGCTCTATTTTGCGTAGGAAACGTATCAAAGATCATTCTTTTAAGTTCGTCTGAGTTTGGTATAGTGACTTCCCCGATAACTGGCTCTTCATTGGTCACCTCCAAAGAATTAACAACGTCTTGCATTGTCGATTCAACCAAGCTGACTGGATCGCTAAAATTCATCAATGCCTCTGAAACCGAGTTCAGGGCACCGGTGGATACATTCGAGCTTCCACCATTTGTCAATCTATAAGTAACTGTTAAAGTTGTGTTCGATGGTACGACGCCCAAGCTTTCACTTTTTGATAATCTAGTAGGATCGAACGTTATATCTGTCACATAAGCTTTTCCATAAGTATCTATTGCCACTGATTGTGGATCGGCCACAACATCTGATTCTCCTTCCTTCCCGCTACCAAATTGTAAATAAGTGCCGGTAGAGTCCCTTTCAACAACAAATTTTCTAGACACCAGATAGGGCTTTAAAAGGGAGGGAACATTGTCATCTTTATAATTGGTATTGCCAATCTCCTTCAGTACCATATCTTGAGCAAGATAATCTACTTCAAAATATTCATTTCCTTGTGAATCAAAGACGGTTATTATCTCTGCTATATTATTTGCCGAAAGTGCTATATTTAAAAACCTTTCATACGCCCCAACGGCTACTGCCTCTTCAGAAAAATATCCAGAAACTACAGTTCCAATTGTCTTGATCGCATAATATGTAGGAGAACCAGTTGTGGAATCAACCGCCGCCACAACAGTGAGATTACTAGAATCTGAAAAGTCAACATTTTCTGTTAATACAAAATTCAATCCAGTTTCGGATGTAAATCGTGTGCCTTTTTTAACAAGCGGAATATAATTTGTATCTGGCCCCAAGGCAGCACTAGAGGCCGGAACCAATACATACATACTAACAGTACCGTATGTAGACGCCACTCCTTCATTTTTATATCCAAGAATTCTACCATGCCGCACAATATTGTCATATTGATACGCTGTATCCATAAAGGTTTCGTTAACATTGTAATCTAGATAAAATGATAATTGGTCTCCTACATATGCGACTGCATCTATCATTAAAGCCCCAAAAGACGCTTCACTCCAATCTTGAAATGAGTCTGGGTAGAGCCTTTCGGCTAATTCCATTAAATCTTCACGAATTGTACTAAATTCGCGATGAGTATAATCTATTGATACTATCTTATTCTGATCACTTGCCATTAAAAAATCCTCATTTTTAAGTAGTTAATTCTAATAAATCTGTTATTCCTATGTTTGGAATAGAATATTCTATTGCAATGCCCAAATAGTTACTATCTGGATCGATAATGCCAAAATCAATATTATTAATTTCAATTGCCGGCATATAGATTCCCACTTGTTCTCTAATCTTGCTATCTATTTGCGACATTGTATTCTGACCATAATTCTCAAAAAGATACATAGGAAGACCAACTCCAAAGTTGGGCTCCATCACGCGTTCGCCCGGAATGGTCAATATAAGCATTTTTAAATTTTGTCTAGCCAAACTACCGATGCTTTTAATCATCGTAAATCCGTCTGCTGAATCTAGTTGTAACGGGAGGGCAACTCCATAGGAAGCCATAATTTTCTACCTCTCTGTAATTATCACCTAATCTTTCTTTTCACACATTTCTCCATCTGCATTAAATGGATTTGTGCGAAGCATTCTCTTTTTCCAAAATGGAAGAAGGTTTTGTCCCGGCTTCACTTTGAATCTTGACTTAAATTCATTAGTTATCACAGTGCCACCGCTATCTGACGAATCGCCGGCGTTGCTAGGATCAAAATCTCTAGAATTGTAATAGCTCTTGAAAATCTTTTTGATTCTGCTTTTAGAATTTCTCAACAAGGATTGATCCCAATTGTCCCACTCTAGAACCCCTATACCACCAATACTGCCCGGATCACGATCTAATTTACTTGCCCAGGCGCCTTCGTCACCAGATGATGAAATGGTGGTACTTCCATCTTCGTCAAAACTTACTGAAACTCCGGGCTTTATGACAATATCGCCACCATCGGAGCCATACGTCTCGCCATCAGCGGCAACCTTCTCACCAATGGAAGGCAAAAATGCCAGTCCATTATAAATGGCCGTCATGGCTGTTATTTTCTTTAATGGGAAAACATATTGCGCAATTAGTTTAAACTTGTCGTCTTCTTTAAGTTTATTTATCAAGCATAACAATAATTTACTATCACTTTCAAGTGGATCTATTTGTGGCAACGGGCGATCTAGAGCGTCTACTTCAACTTCTGTTATTGTATATCGTGTTCCGTTAACTATAACAGAAAATCTTAATCCGTGTCTTACGCCCAATTCTCCTTCAAGACCAACGACTCTACCGTTATTGTCTGTTACCAATTCTAAAGAGCCCGGGTAAACATCAGAAATATTTTGACTTTGATCTAAAACGCTTGTTATCGTATCTACTGCGCTAGATGGGCTCTTCGCAGTACCGTTGATGCTAATGTATTTTTCAATCACAAACGGCTTGCTTGTGTCGTCTGTGTCAACGTCCACACTTCCATATTCTGTAATGTCCCCGATGGGGACCGTAATTTTACTTGCAAAGGGAGTCAATGTCTCGCCGGTAACATTCCTGCCTCCAAATTCGCCAGTTATATAAGTCGTAACACCGCTCTCCATCCCAAGATGATAATATCCTATATATTCTGTTCCGTCCGGAAGTGCAAATTCTCCCCCGTTTGTATAATATCCATCGTTAGCAGCCGGCTTCTTGGTGCTATATTCGGCAAAATCTGCGTATTCTTCTTTAATCTCTTGATCAAGTGTCAAGCTCTCACCACCTTGTGACAAATACTGAAGAAGATAATAATCCAGATCATAAACAGTTGGCGTCATACCTATGGTTTTAAGATTTTCTATGAACTTCTCTCCCATAATATTTAGCTGCTCAACGACAAGTTCTTTCAAAACTACTTTAGCTTCTTCCTCTGTTTCTTGAATAGCTTCAAGGTTTTTTTGCTGGCGATAATTTTTTAACCCGCGGGCGCCCAAGTACTCCAAATTTCCTATTTCATCGTTAGTTCGGGCATCTTTTCTATCTTTCTTATACGGATAGTGATATCGTTCCTGTACCTCATTAAGCTGCACTAACGCCTCTATGGCCGAGTCGGACGGATCACTTATATCTCCGCTATCTACACGACGAGAGTATAGCTGCACGGACTGCTCCAAGAATGCATACCAGAATTCAGTATCCTTAAATGGGTTAAACAGTTCCCATCCTGCTTTTTGCGCATCTTTAAAAGATGCCTCCATCTCTTCCACAAGGTAAGCCGCATAAATATTACTGAATGTATCTGGAAATTTAGGATAAAACTTAGTAAATGTTGCCATCGATTTAACAAAAAAAGTACTCACATAGACTTTAATGGCGGCAGTGATGATACTTTCTAATCCCGACTTGGCTGCTCTTCCCAATATTCTCGCATAGGGTGTTTCTACTATACAATCCGGATCTGATTTCAGACGTTCGTCTTCGGGGATAGTGGGATACGAATTCTCCACCTTTTGTTGAATCTCTTCAAAATCAATCAAGTCGGTCCTATACGGCTTACAGGGACTTAAGTCTGGAAATATCACGTCCATAAACCCAAGCCATCCTTTGTTTTCTAACGGCTTAATGTAAAGAGGAGGATTCATGTATGAACCGCCAAAGGCGCCAGGGTCAAGATACATCACTCTGTTTGTGTCTTCATTTTCATGTTGCATCTTGCTTATGCCCATGATTTGATCATCATTTCTGATTTTTCTAGTGCCTCCTTCGCCATCATCAACTTCTGCTTCATAATAACTTGTTCCGCCATTTGATTCTGTTTGACCGTCGTCTACTACATATTCAATATCATCAAAAGACAAATCGTCATATGTAGCACCATATAGAAAAGCATCTTCGTTGCTGGCAACCAAGTCTATGAAATTTTGTGTTATAGACGACATTATTTCATCATAGCTACTTTTAATGTCGCCCTTTGTTACGGTGCCAGCGCCGATCATTTCATCCAATAAGACAATTTGTGGAAGATAGCTTTGCTTGGCAATAAAAGTAGAGAGAAATTTGGGATAGGCGTCTAAATCTATTTCCTCCAAAGTATTATCAGTAGCCAAAAATTCAAACTTTCTTTCAATAATTTCAACAGTTTCGTTATTATCGGGCTTTAAAATATTAACAATAGTAGTATAGCTCATCATCAACATGGGAACCATAGCGGCTAACACCGTGTTTGGATCGCTTTTAGAGTTGTATGTTTCATTAATCTTAATTCTAACATTGTCATCAAAACGATTTCGACCAGAAATAGCAGAAACAGAATCAGAAGAGAGAATGCTTGACCTTTCTGCTGATGCTGCTCTTCCAATAGTCCGCCCCTGACCAGATATTAAATCAGACAAATAAAATTCTAAATCAAATCCGTAACTAAACATATCATCCTCATCGGACAAACCTTTTGAATTATCCTTGAACTGTAAAGTTAAATCGGGGGTGGCTTTCCGTGCCTTTTCTGTAAAGACCACTTCTTCGCCTTCAAAATTCACACCAACTTTGGTATTATATCCCAAATCTGGCAACTTTAATAAATCTATACCGCCTCCAAAAGCAGTAATGCCGGCATCATCAAAACTCTGTGAGGTTTGAACATCTTCTTGTAGCTCGTTGTTGGAAGTAAACTCAACAGTTAAAGAATCGGACATATAATCTTCTAACCAAGCAGCAACTTTATAAGGATATGCACCTCGCTGGCGTTTCAACTTTGCAAATTTCCCATCTGGGACTTCGCTAGCGCTAGCGCCGTCAGGATCCGGATCTATATAAAAATCTACCCAAGCTCGCCTGTTACTGGCCATTCTTGTATGTGCAGTATAGGGTCTTCCCATGGTGTCTGAGAGAATCATATTAATGAGACCCCACTTGCCTTCGCCGGGACCATTCCCAAGCATGTCAGTTGCAAAATCAACTTTTAATTGTTCTATCATCCCATTCAAAGCGGTGGTGGCGGTTGCTGCAGCCTCTTCGGCCTCATAAGGAATTAAGCCGTCATCACACCCAGGTTCAGAAAATAAAGGTGGTAAGTCAACAGTCGGATTTTGTAAAGCATTAACTAAGTCCTCTAAGTCGTCAACAGGTCGTTCACAGAGTTTCGCGATCTGCTCTTCTGTTGCTCTACCACCCAATATTTCTGCGCGCAAGGCGCAGAATTCTTCTATTTGTTCTTCTGTTGCGCACAAGGATGGATTAACCGGAAGCATATCATCTTCTGGGAGCGATTCGACAAACTCACCCAATTGGCTTCTGAAGTCTGCCGGCATTAAGTTACCCATATTCTCAAAAAAACTTCTGACTGCTTCTTCTGTTCCCAACGCTGGTTCAAAATCTGGATATTCAAACCTTACCAGCGTGCTGACAACTTTTCCAAATTGGTCTGAAACATTCCCCAAAAATGCGTTACTTAATTCTACTCTGCTAGTGGCTGCGGAAATATCTCCAGCAAAGTTAAGTACTTGTTCTGTATCTGCTAGCGCCGCGGCACCTAGACCCAAATCCGCAAACATGTCCACAATTGTATTGTCGATTTGTTCTGAATCAACGTCATCACCGCAAATAGATGCGTTAACAGCATCGGCTATACTTGTTCTGCCTCCCGTGGGTAACGACGCGGCGGCCGCGCCTCCGGCCGCCAATATACCACATGCAGCATCTCCCAAGGTTTGACACACCTTCATCATCAATGTCATTAAAATATTGAAAAGTGCTTCTTGAATTGCTTCTTTGGCTGCTTCTAAAAAAGCGCCAGATAAATCAGGCCATTTGGGCATCCACCAAGCAGGATTAGTTATAGGCGGTAATCGAACTGGATTCGCGTTTCTACAAAAAGGCAGCTCTACATCTTTAATCCAATCTGTTGCACTAGGCTCAAGTATCGGCGGCTTCGGACAGTCTACTGCGGCTATTAGTCCAGCAACCAATTGTGCGCCAGGGAATTTATTTAACTCTTCCATTAATTCAAATAAATTATCCGAATATACTTCTATTAATGCCAAAACATATGCTTCAAAAACAATATTTGGACTTAGTTCTTTTTTCGCTGCTGAACCATCAAGTTGCTGGGCAAGAGTTCTTCTAGAATTCTCAGAAGGAGTCGGTACCGATTTCGCTGTTTCTGTTTCGCCGGTGGAACTGGATTGCATTTCTTCTTCTTTTTGGGCTTCTACTGCAGCTGGATCTTCCCATGGTATGGTATAGTCTAGTTTGCCCGCGATGGCGTCTGATGCTTGTTGATATGTGCTGTTCTCTTTGAAGAATTCTCCATTTTCAAACTTCTTTTTAACCAGTGCATCTAATTCTGCTTGTTTTTCTGGTGGCAACCCAACAAACAAATTGCCGAAATTTTCAAGGCTCATTGCGCGGAGAGCGCTTTTCGCAATTGTACTCAATGATTCTTCAAGAGAAAGTCCACCAAGCAAACAATTAATTGCTTCAAGTAACGCTGCATGAAGACCACAAAGTTTAATTTTACCAAAGCTCTCTATAAAATCAGCGAGACTATCCGAACCACCAAAACCGCCATTAATAATTTGCTGACAAAATTCATCAAAGACTGCATCATCTTGTTCTAGAGTCTGAAACGCTTGCTCTTTCGCCATCTGTTCAATTGTCTTATACGCTTCTGTATTTGGATCATATATCAGCCCTACATTTATTTTATCTTCTACTGGGTCTTCCGAGCATAGATTATCTGAGAATTTATAAGCGAGAGCGTCCCCAATACTAAATGTCGTATCAAGAATGTCTTGGGCAAGTTGTTTTCCTTCTTCCTGCAGTTTTTCTGCAATGCAACTTCCGGCTGATTTTTCTGGATCAGTGTTGGTATATCCCTGATTTACACTGGAATATATCGCAGGATAAGTATATTTTTTAACAAATTCTAGCCATGGCATCGGCTCTCTTGCGGTTAAATCCGCTTCCATTTCAGACAGCTGAGCCAAATATGCCATGGCTGTTACATCGGTCTTTTTAATGGCGCCGTGATTGGCATATTTCTGTTCTTTCAACGGTTTGTTAAGAAGACTGTCTAGTTTTTTTCCAGCAGTATATTTAATTGGTTTTTCGCCGCATTCGACTGTATAGACTATTAATTTCTTTAATCTGTATTCTTTGTCAAACGCAAAAGTAAGTTTTTCAACTGTATCTCCAAAAATACCCCAACCTCCAGCGACACCGCGGATATTTTTGCCCTTTGTATTTAAAAACTTATCTAACTGTGGCAGTATTTTTGCCAACATGGATCCGCCAGGAATTCCCCAATCACCATAATTCTTTAGATCAAAAGTGGCTCCGGCGCTGAGTCCTTCTTCGAAATATAAATTTTCACCTTCAATAAACCTCCAAGGTTTCATATATGCAGCATACAAATGCAATCCTTTTCTGACTCGAATTAATTTGGTCTTAAGTTCTGATATCGTATAGGTTACTTCTTTCGCAATTCCTTCTTCGTCTTCTTCGTCGGCGTCATCTTCGTCGTCGGCATTTTCAATGTTACATAAAGTGATATGCGGAATAGAATAAAGTAAAACCAAGCGTGAATGTGGACGAGCAGGCAAATCATAATCAGTAGATTCAAGAACTTCCTTAACTGTTCGCTGGGCCGCGGCGCCAGTGTCTTTATCGAACGCGGTCAACAAAGCCTCAACTGCTTGATCGGCATATTCTTCATAGAAGCCCGGCAAAAGATCGTCGCCATTTGAGTCTGCTATTTTATCTTCACCTGTCTGAATGAAGACTTGATACGTACAATTCTTTTCATTCAAAAACACATCTTTATCATCTAGATTGCGCCAATTAGGAGTGATAGCAGTGCTCTTTTTTATACACTTGCATTCCTCGCAAGGAACTTCCGCCACCTCGATAAATGCATCACATACATCGATTAACCCATCACCAGATGGGTCTTGATACTTTAAAAATTTTGATTCAGCCATTTAGATCTCGTTAATAATTAAGTCGTTTTGACATTTTCGCTGCAAATATATTTATAGCCAACAGCTTTAGTATAATTCAATTCCCATGTCAGCTTGTTGGCTCGGATACTGTGGAGTGCGCCTACAACTGTTTGTAAATTTATCGGGGCTGCAGCGCCAACTGCCGCGGCGTGAGCAGCTATTGGAGTAATTCCAAGCGCGGTGTTGACAGTTTGCTGAATTAGCGCCATATTAAATACTGTACTGGCAAGTTCGTCTACGATATTTCCCAAGTCTTGCATACAATCTCTTGTATTTTCCCCTAATACTAGCGGCTGCAATGTATTTATTGTAGTCTTTCCCTTTCGAAACTTTCCGCCAGGAAGGGTGCGCGGTTCGATGTTATTCCCGGCGATCAATTCAATTGGTGGAGCGGGCTTCTTTATTTTACCCCCGCGCGAATTCAGTTCACCGTCAGGTCCAAGCTTTACACCTTGAGCTTTCCCGGTGACAATCTTTATCCCTTCTCTTCCGATGATTCTTATTGCGTCTGCCTTTAGCCCAATCGCAGCACCGACATGACCTTTAGGTCCTCCCGTCTTAGGGTCCTTGTCTGTAACTGCCAATCCAAAATTCTTATCAACTTTGGTCAGCTGGCTAATGTATATTCTGGCTGCATCTGCAAAAAAACTGTTACCCACTACCTGACCCGGGGGCGGGCCCGTTCCCTCATTAATGCTAGCCATTCTCCCCACAACTAAATCAATTGTCGCGGCTTTCTTTGCGCCTTTGCCACCGAATCCCGACACTAATCCAGCAGGCATATCGCGAGCCAAGGTAATGTAGGCATCTCCATGTTTTATGGGATGACAACTAACTGGATATTGAAATTCAGCAGATTCGTCCAAAACTGCCGTATTAAACAAACCACTAAGGGAAGGTACTATGTTTGGGGTTCTGCCCTCCTTGACTAAATCTTCAACTGTTACACATGCTGGGTTCTTAACCTTGGGGCGTGTAGTAGAAGCTGCAACATCATGCTCACCCGTCGAAGAATTTGAGCAGGGGATTACTTTTCCGAAATTGTCCTTACATATCGTTGTGACATCAGATTGTTCTATAGTGTTACACGAATATAATTTTGTACGCTTTGCCAATTGTCTTCTTCCTTTATGCAGGACCTATAGCCGGCGTCCCGTCCAGCTAGCCGGCGTGACTGCAGCAACAATCTCTGTGCCATCGGCGTACTTGCCGCCAGCCACATCGCCGGACAATCCTGAGCCTTCCTTGGTCCACTCCTTGGGTTTTCCAACGCGCTTCGTGGAATCCGTAATCTTCTCAGTAAATTTCGTCCAATCAAGGTGCCAATGCTCGTCGGAGGCTCCAAAAATAAAGTTATAATCACGAGAAAATTTGTTTAACCACCTGAATGGATCGGCCGTGCCGGATTTGTTGTAAGCGCCAATTTGCTCGTATTTCCCCGTCTCGGAGTTCCATGTTTTCTTCCACGCTCGGATCGAGCGTCGTCGAATATCTGCGGCGGCGCCCCAACCGTGATTAGAAGTACCAGGGGTGGCGGCCGAATAAACGACCTTACAATTTATGTCTAGGACACCACTTCCTTCGCCATTTCCTTTATTATAGCATGTCCCTCCCTTGCAAGGATATGCCACACCCGGACAATTTACGTCTCCCTCAGCCCTCTTCATGCGCTGATGAACCTGCCCATCATATGTACGATAGCCACTACTTTTAAGTGGTTCATCAAACACAGCGCGAAAAGCCGCATTGAGTTTTAGCCAGTCATCCATAGCTGGTCGGATCAACGTAGCTCCTGTGATCGCTTTAGGATCAATATCAAATGGTTGACCGAAAGCCACCGAATGACCTTCTTGAGTCGCGACTTCTCTGCGCCACGCAATGGTATCTGTGACGAGCAACCCGGAATCCTCAATTTGACCATTTTTTAACTCTTGTCCGGTTTCCGTCCATATTACTTTATACTGTGCCTTTCCGTTAGACCAACTAAAGGTGCCCGGGTCCTGATTTAACCCAACTGGTGATTTAACTGCCTGTGTCCAATCTAAATCAGCGAGTTTTGTGCCGGCTTGATGCATTGTTTCCGGAGTATTGGGCACCCACTCTGGTGCATATTGTGGTGTGTCCATTCCTACATATTCACCATCCTCCAAATTTAATATTGAGTCAGAGAAGCCGCGGTCATGACCATAGGCATGCAGTTTGACGTCTATAAGGTCGCCAGGAGAAGGTCGCGGAAGATCGCCCACTATAGTAAATCTTGTAAGTTGATGATGATAATTATTTGCTGCTTCGCGTTGAGGAATACCAGTGGCATAAGTTATAGAACCAGGCTCTTTCAAAAGTTTACCATGAATACGGGGAACCATAGCGTAAAAAGTGTACTCATAGTTCGGCTTCAAAGACCCGGGTGATGGGCGGGGGCGCCCCATGGGAGACGTCATGACTATTGCTTTAGCCGAGAGACCCGGGTGAGCCTTATCCTCTAGCGCGTTTCTTACGCCTTGAGACCAGGCGGCCATTGGATCTGCTAAAATATCTTCTAGGTTATGACTGCCCATCTGCGCCTCCTTGAATCATGTCAAACAAGTTGTCCTTATCTTCGTCCGACAGGGCAAACCCTTGTGTTTGATTTTTTTGTCTCAGTCCAATTATTTTAACCAACTGTTCGTTGGACCGCTGCAGCGATTCTACGTGCTTGGCTGCCACAGTGCTTAAGTACTTGTTTTTATCAGCATCGTTGGCAATTTCATTAGCGATCTCGTTTAAAAACTCTCGCGCAACTTTTCTATCGCTGCGAATGTTGCCGAGAGCCTCCTCAATCAAGCTTTCTAAATCTTTGCCGCTCATAGTTGTCCACCTTCCCAATTTTGCTTAAAAGAAAAATATCTCTTTCTGAATTTTTTGAGAGAATTAACAATCTGCTTTGTATTCAAACCAGTGATCTCCCGAAGATATAAGTAAATAGCTTTTTTATTAAAAATATCGATATCCTCTTTAGACTCAAAAAGAATAATGATAGCTTTATAAACTCTGGCATCATTTTCCTTCATTTGAGACACGTCCCAGGATTTTAACTCTGTATAAAAAGATTTCCAAAATTCGTCTTCTTCTCTATGAGTTAAATAAGATTCATTAGTTGAAAGATACTCTTCCTCATAACGTTTAGAAATATTTCCTAAATCAATCTCGCGCTTGTTTCTCTTTTGCTGTCGTTTTACTTTGTGAATGAACCAGTTCTTGGTTATGACCGAAAAATAAGAAAAGGCCGCAGAGCCTTTATTGGGGTCATATTTATCCAATATGGTCA